AACGTGGTCGGGTCGTGCTGGACATGATCAAGCGTTACATCTCGGATGGGCGTTTGATCCGCATCCTCGGGGAAGATGGGCAGCAGCTACAGGTGCCGCTTATTGCCCCGGATGCCGGGAAGTACGACATCGTGGTGGACGAGGCCACAACCTCGCCCAATATCAAGCAGGAGACATTCATGGTTATCCGTGAACTGGCCCCCTTGCTTGCGCAAGCCGCGATCCCCATGCCGCCCGACATCATTGATTACATGCCGGTCCCCGCGACCCTTGCCCAGAAGTGGAAGGAAGCGGTCAAGCCGAAGGGTCCGCCGCCGCCCGATCCGAAGATTGTTCTTGAAACGCAGAAGCTGCAACTGGAAGCGCAGCAGATGCAGATCAAGGTCAAACTGGAGGAAATGAAGGCCATCGCGGACCGCGAGAAGCAGGCCAATGAGATCGCCATGGAACAGCAGAAGCAAGCGCTCGAGTATCAGGCCATGCAGGTTGACAGCGCCCTGAAACAGAAGGAAATGGAGCTCAAGGCCGCCGAGCTGATGGTTAAGCAGAAGGAAATCGAGGCCAAGAACTTCGAGAACACCACCGACGTTATCAAGTCCCGCGAGGAAGCGGTGGCCAGTGTTGCCCAGTTGCGGATGCAACAGGAATCAGACGTGGCGGGGTTGCACAAGTCCCACTCCGACGAACTGCGCAAGTCCCACAGCCACCTAGCGAAGATGGCAGAAGAGATGGTCCGTTCAGTCACCGCCCCGCGTAAAACTCGAATTGTCCACGACAAGAACGGGAACCCGGTTGAGTCCTACAGTGAGCCGGTGAATGGCAGATAACACTAGCCTTAATAGTGGCTCCGGTGGGGATACCATACGGACCATTGACCAAGGCGGGGTAAAAACACAGGTTGTAGCACTTGCCGGCCTGAATGATGCCGGTGATCTGACCCAGGTTCCGGTCACGGCAGAGGGACATATTGAGGTTGCGCTGCACTCGCCGCGCCTGCCGTTCGGGTCCGTCCACACTGAAAGACTGGTCCCCGTGTTCCAGACGGATGGCGTGTATGGGATCAACAGTTTCGAGGCGCTTGCCACCACGGGCTTGTCATTCGGCACGGGGGCTAATTCCGGCGTTACCACCACATCAAACAACATGCTGGTGTGCAGTACCGGGACCACTCAATTCTCGTTCGCCACCATCCAGTCCCGGCGCAGACTTAGATACCACGCCGGCCAGGGCGTGGTCGGGAGATTCGCTGGTCTGTTCTCAACCCCCGCAGCGGCAAGCATCTTGGTGGCTGGATTTGGATCTTCCGAGTCAGGGTACTTCTTTGGCTACAACGGCACGAGTTTTGGCATCCTCCACTCCACGGGAGGGGTCAGGGAACTGCATACCCTGACGATTACCACCGCTTCCACCTCGACGCAGGATTATCAGGTCACGCTGCCCAATACGGTATCTGTCACGGTAACGGGCGCGACCAACAATGGCAGCACTACCAGAACGGCCTACGAAATAGCGCAGGGGACCTTCCCCGGTTGGAAGGCTGAAGCCCGTGGGTCAACGGTTATCTTTTTGGCTGACTCCGTGGGGGCGAAGAGCGGGACGTTCTCCATTGCCCAATCTGGAGCGGGCACCCCTGCCGCTGGGACTGACGTGGAAACCACCGCTGGCGTTGCGTCTACCGATACTTGGGTGGCTCAAGCGAACTGGAACGGCGATCCCATGGACGGGACTGGTCCCTCTGGAGTCACCCTTGATCCAAGCAAGGGCAACGTCTACCAAATGAACTTGCAGTATCTTGGATTTGGCACCGTGGAAATGCAGATCGAGGCGGCGCTGGGGGATAACAACCCCGATTTTATCACTGTGCATAGGTTCTCTTTCCCGAACGAAAGAACCACGCCGCACATGAGCCAGCCCTCGTTCCCGTTCACGATGGCGGCATATTCCGCCGGAAGCACGACAGACGTTTCGGTATCAATCGGATCATTCGCCGGTTTCAATGAGGGCGACATCAAATTCAACGGCCCCCGCATGAGTTACTACAACAATGCGGGCGTCACCAGTTCCACGAGCGCCTATGTGCCAATCTTCACCGTGCGCAATAGCCTCGTTTACGCATCGCGGGCCAATCAGTCAATTGTCCACCTGCTGAACCCGTCAGGGGCTACTAAATCCAACACGGGCCTGACCACGTTTTACCTGATCAGGAACGCGACCCTGACCGGCCCGACAAACTTCACCCAGTTCGCTACCATTAGCGCAACGTATTGGGATACGGCCTCCACGGGGTGCAGTTTCAGCGCCAACAATCAAGTGGTCTGGACTGGGACACTGTCGGAATCATCCGACTTTAACTATGCGTTTTCGGATGAGGAAATCACGCTGCAACCGGGTGAGTCCTTGACCCTCGCGGTTAGGTCAGTGACCGCCACTGCCACATGCGTGGGGGGCTTGAATACTAGGGAAGATCAGTAATGCTCCTGCCCCTGTTGATGAACCTTGGGATGTATCACTCAAGGCACAGCAGGAATCGCGGAAAGTATCGGACTCCGGTACCGCGCCATCCAGAAAAAGAGATAGAAGCAAAGGCGGCACTTGAGCAGGTATTGCCGCCCTACGAGCGCTTGGATGTCACCGGAATGGCAGATGATGCCGAGTACGCCCGCATGGAAGTGCAGAAGATTCTGGATTTCATGGAGCGGGAAGATCAGATCAAGAAGGCCCGCCGCAGAAATGCGGCCTATTTGCTTCTCCTGAATTAACGCATGATTCTTGACAAGCTGACGTCAATCACGCCAGTCCCGTTCCCTCATGCCGTGATACGGGAAGCCCTCCCGTGGGACTTGTATCACGCACTGGTCAGTACATGGCCCACCAAGCAGCCGAGCGGGGAGAACCAAGTCCGCCTGTCCCGTGGGCATAAGCTGATTGCAAGGGGCGACCTGACCGCCGACTGGCTTGAATTCATTGGGCGGCACCAATCGCGGGAGTTTTTCGAGCAGGTTAACGACCTCTTTGGCCTGGGCCTCTCCGGCACCGTATCGGCGCGTGGCTCAAATGGAAAGATAGGGGTCGAATGTCAGTTGGCAGACACCTCGCCCGTGACCAGACCGTCATCAGTGAAGGGGCCGCACTGGGACAGCCCTAAAACCAAGTGGGCGGGGATACTGTACTGCCGCGATCCAAGCGACACGGCGGGCGGGGACTTGCAGCTGTATGACGTTCCCCGGCCAAGACTCTATAAGGACCGCTTCACCTCCAATCATGGGGAACCGTTCCTCACGATCCCATACGAGGCCAATACCTTCGTGTGTTGGGTGAATAGTCCAATCTCTATACATGGGGTGTCCGAGAGACAGCCCACGAACATCCCCCGGCGGTATATCAACTTCACGGTGGATGCGTAGTTTCTTCAAAAGAGCCGCCCAAGAGCGGCAGCGGAGCGTGCAATGAGTGTCCTTAGTGAACCCCTTGAAGAAGGGGAAAAGTCCTTCGATGAAGTCCGACAGGAAGCCATCAAGCAGCCTGATAACACGGACGCCGAAGAACAAGCCTCGGTAGAGGTCAAGACGGAACCGGAGAAGAAACCGGAACCGTCCATCGAGGAGAAGTACAACAACCTGCAAGCGGCCCTGCGTGAAGAGCGCGAGGAAAAGAAGCGCATCCGCGAGGAAGTGCAGAAAACGCAGCAGGCGATGCAGCAGTTTGAGTCCCTGCGGGCGGAACTTGAGGAGCGTCGCCGGCAGGCCCAAGAGGAGAAAATCCGGCAGGAGTACGAAACCAACCCCGCCGAGTACCTTCGCAAGCAGCAGGAAGCCCTCGCCCAGAAGGTTGACGGCGCACTGACTGCCCAGCAGCAGGCACAGGCGCAGATTGCCCAGCGGCAGCAGTTTGAGGCAGCGGTCACCAGCCAGGTGTCGGCCTACAAGCAGACTAACCCCAACTACCTGCCCGCCCTTGAATGGGCGCGGGACCGGCGCATGGCGGAGTATGCGGCCCTTGGTGTTCCTGAAACGCAGCGGGCGCAGTTGTTCGAGCAGGAGAGTTACCAGCTTGCCGTGACTGCTTTTAATCAGGGGCGAAACCCGGCGGAAGTGGCCTATCAGCTTGCCGAGACGTGGGGCTTCAAGCCCAAGGCAGAGGAAAAGACCGAGGACAAGATTGTCCGGTTGCAGGCTGGCCAGAAGGCGGCGCAGACCCTTTCCAAGAAGTCCGCTCCCGCTGAAGAGAGCCTTCTTAAGAAGATCGAGAACATGGACGACAAGGAGTTTGACAAGTTCTGGAACGAGAACGTCAAGCCCAAGCGGGCCGTCTAGTCCAGTTCAGCGACGGGGGATACAGGTTCTACAGCGTCCGCGCCCCCGCGCTAAGTGAACGGCTGATATTCAGGGTCAGGGATGGGGCGGAGCCGGAAAGCAGGGCCGCCAATGGCAAGATTTGCGGGGATGATGTAGACCTCGACACAATCCTGCCGGTAACGGATCACGCTGAAATTGTCGGCTGGATGGCCACGCATGGCGGAACGTTCATCAAGGACGGTTACCCGCTTGATCCCAATGACTGGCCACCTCAATTCATCTGGCAAAGCCAGTACGACCCGTTCCCTGAACTGATCTCCATCATTCAGGAAGAGTTACACCAGATTTTCTATTCCATCACTGTCGGCCTATATGCCCCTAACAAGGACGCTATAGCAGCCGTTAGAGAGTTCGATTCGTCCCGGAGACGTTAAGCCCACCATCCTCGGCATGTGGCCGTAAAGCACAACCACGCGCAGGCAGCGTTACGCCTGGAACGTCAAACCACAACCCATAGATAGGAGGACTAACCATGTCCGTTACGTCTTATGGTGTGAATGACGCCGAAGCGGTAAAACTCTGGTCCCGCAAGACCATGCACGAAGCGTTGAAGATGACGTATGTCTCACGCTTCATTGGCGAAGATAGCAACTCTATCGTCGTCATGCAGGATGACTTGCAGAAGGGGCCGGGTGACCGTATTCGTACCATCCTGCGTATGCAGCTTACCGGTGCCGGTGTTCAGGGTGATAACACCCTGGAAGGCAATGAAGAGGCTTTGGTCACGTACACGGATCAATTGGTCCCACTCGCGGCGTAAGCCCGAGTAGCAAACGGGGTGAATTCGGTAAAAACCCGGAAGGGCAATACCGAGCCAAGCCTTGCAATGTGGT